TGAGGCCACGCATAAGTGGTTCAGGACCCGGAGCCTTAAATCCTCCAGAAATGTATGATCCTTTTGCTCTAATTTCAGATGGATCGAAAAATACTCGCCGCCCTTCAAACTCTGGATGCTTGCCGCCCCCATCAAAGAATGAAGACATCAATACGTCTACAGACTCTCCCCAGCCTTCAATGTTATCAGGAATGATGAATACTTTAGCTTGCTTTTTTCGTTTTCGAATACCAGGAATTTTTGCGATGTGATGTTTTTGTACTGAGAATCCAACTCCAGCGCCTGCAAGCAATAGATAGGTATACTCACCAAATGCTGCGGCACGATCGATATATCCACTGACACAGTTGAACATCTTCATATTATGCTTCATCAATTGATCACCACCAAATTGTAATGCTCTCTGGGCGCCCAAAATTCTCTTCTGTTTATATATGCCAGTGGCAAAGTCCATAGCCTGACTGAGTTCTGGTGTTATCTTGTTTTTGTATTTGGCTTTATGCATGTTCATGACTCTATCAACAGATTCATTCCATGTTTCGTAGCGGTCAGTTGAGTCATCCCATCTGGAATAACTTTCATAAAATTTGGCTTCGGCCATTAGTTGTCTGGTGTTATTATTTTTTGTGAATGGTATTATACTTGACATTATTATTCCTTATCATTACATCAATGGTGCAAAGGCCCACATAAAACGATACGCGGGTCCTTTCAAAACAGTTTTAAAAATTTATGGCTGTGGCCGGGTAGTCATTATTGTGTTACCTGATAGAGTACGGAATCAATTATTTTTTCAATTGAAGTATCATACTCAATAGTAAATTGATGTTGCATATCTTTCCAATCCATTACAATTGTTGATTTGGGTGACATCAAATATTCTCCACTTATCAAGCTTACCAAATATGTATCATCACTATCCTTGTCGAAAACACGCATAATATGGTTATCTAAAGATTTATTTAAATAATATATTGTGTATGCCGCGCCCAGCGATCTACTATATTTGCATACTTCGCCATGATGTATCATTTCCCATACAGTGGGCCATTTCTTTACATCATAGGGATCAATTGCTATGGATACTTCTGGGCATTGGCTCCATAAGTCCCATATTTCAGATATTTCGTGGGGTTCTACAGAGCCTGTGAGGCCCTTGCGGAAATCACGCCATCTGCTAAGCCTATTCTTTGGAGAATCAAACCAAAACTTGATCATGACATATGCGTCATGATTCGATTGGCCCACTCAACAGAGTATTTTTCAAATTCTGATTCATCCAGTTCAAACTTTAAGAATGTATTATCGACGCAGCACATAAAAATAACGGCGGTCTTTATATCAGTTCCATACATCATGTTATGTGCTGTACCATATGCAGCCACTTGCAAAAAATAGTCAGTTATCCATTCACGTTTTTTGACTCTATTAGATTGCTTAAAATCCATTATGGCATCTTTTCCCTTGTATACCCCAACCAAGTCAGAAGTTCCAGCATATAACCCTGGGTAGTACAATTGAATTTCAGTACCCCAAGCTTCATCAATATCAGACTCAATGTTTTTTTGTATCGTTGATGCCATTCGCTTGGCTTCACGATGAATCATATTATTTCCTGGATCATAATCCTTATTATGAATCCAGTTCTCTAAGATGTTATGAATTATTGAGCCGCGGTTTGCGGCTATTTTGGTTATTGAATCTGCTTCCTGGTGACCAATTCGATTTCTCCAATTATCCAAAGCTTGCTTGCTGTCTTCAGGTTTGGTTGCATCAAGAATAGTGGTCACACTTGGGAGTTTCTGGTCACCCACCAAGTAGAATCTACCGTCCGGAGTGTCAATTTTTTCAATTTTCTTATAAGGGAATTTAGTGAAATTTGTGTTTATCATTAACGATATTGTATAATAAATTCTACGAAAAGTCTACCATTGAATGAACCATTCAAATGTTTTTTCTGTTTGTGGATTCGTTTTTCTTATAATGGTAAACCCTTTGGATTGAATTGCCGAGATTACTCGATCCATTCTTTCTTTGACGAGTCGATCAGTGACAAAACCCCGCCATACATTATGATACAATACACTATCAGGATTTGTTGCTGGGTAAATTGCCGGTGTCAATCCTATATTAATATTGGCAGATCCTGCTCCAAGGGTTAATTGCCAGGATGCGGGACTTGGGGTATACTTGATTACTAATCTATTATTTTCTTTTGATGCTATTATACCTGGCAAATTAGAATCGTTAATATCAGATATTATTGAATTAAGATTTAGTCCAGACGATCCCAATGCAATAGTATCGTTGTTTATGATTAGTGTTTGGTTCATTAATACGGATGGGTTAACCGCTGTTGCAATCAATGTGATGATGGGTGAACTGATAGTCATCAGTGTATTGTTTTGTATACTTGCGTTTATAAACCCAAGCTTGGATCGGGTTAATATTTCGCGCTTAATGGCATCAATTTCATTATAAATTGATATATCGTGATCGGCATATGACAGAGCTAGTGTTGCATTAACGGTAACCATTATTTGCCTAAGCCTTTCTTAGCTTGTCTAGTGGCCGCATCACCAACTGGATCAGTTGGTGCAAAATTATCAAAGTCTTGATTTTGATATTGACCATCACCCTCATCATTAAACTCGTCGTCCTGCATATCAAAGTCGTCTATATTTGTATCAAAATCATCTTCCATATCTGGAGAGGTGCCATTAATTGTTATGAACTCTCCTTCAACATCAGCCCCCAAGGGTAGGTCTTTGAGTAATACGCCTATGGTGTCATGATCTGCATCAATACCATACTTTGCCAAAGATTTAGTCAAGGCTTGTATTGGCATCTTCGACAACCCTCTTGCTTGCGCCATTAGTAGTAGATTCATGCCTTCATTTTTAATTTCTGAAGAATCTACGTTTTCTGATATGAGTTCACGAAATCTCATTACTTTGTTTTTTTCTTATTCTTTTTGGCTTTTTCAATAACTTCGTCTAGATCTTTTCTTGAAATCTTTCCACCAGCGCATTTGGATTTTATTTCTTCAAGTAAAGAATTAAAGTCATATGATTCCATCTTTAGTTCTCTATTTGGTGAAGAATCCATTTCACCTGGGCTAGCTTCAATATCACCAAAATCACTATCGCTGAAATCACCGCCCATGTCCGGTGCATCAAACTCATCTGATGCGAAATCAGATTCTGATGCCTTGCCGCTAGCGACAAGAATGGCATCAATGACCGTATCTTTGGCATTTTTTGCAATATCAAGTAACTCGCCCAATACTCCATCAACTGCCGAGTTAAACCGTTCAGCTTCAGCTGAACCAATTTCTGTTTTCATAGCGTCAACAATAGGCATCAATGTTTGAACTTGCATTTCAGCTAAATCCTCAACCATTTTTTGTAGTTGATCTGATAACTCGTTTGCTGCCAATATAACTTTGGCTTCTTCAATGCTGTCTTCAATTGATTCAGCAACGCTATCAGCACCATTGGACAAATCCATCTGGTTGGGCGTTGCTTTCCACAATTTCAAACCCTCTAACATCAATGTTAGTTTGGTGTATTCTCTAGGGGACTTGCGCTCGTCTAGTCTAGATAAACTAGCTAGACTAGACTTAATCAGTCTATTTGCCTTAGACATAGTCAAATCAGCAGTCTTGATTTGAATATTATAATTTTCTTTCAAATACGTTTGTATTTTATGAAACTTTTGCTTTGGATGGTCGAATTCATTCAAAAACATGGTTAAATCTCCAATATATGTTATCTCTATTTACTATAATGAGCTACCAATGGATTATAGTTGTTCTACTATGCGATGAATATGAATCTGTAATGTAAGCAACTCATCAACGCACCTATCAAATCTGGCTTCTAGTGTTATTCTATTTTGTAGTTTTGGTTGAGACAGCATATATCTAAGTCTCGCATAATCATCAAAAAACCGGCCGTATCTTCCGTCCGCAGCAATTATTGGGTCAGACTGGAAAATTTGTTGCTGTCTAGACTTCTTTTTAATCAAGTACACTATAGTTTGAAAAAGGTTGATATCTTCATAGTAGATATGACTTTGTGATTCAGAGTAAGCACTATATCTTTTCTTTTGGATACCAAATACTTCTGAATCTCTGACTTCAATTAAAAAATCATCAACTTTAAATTTATTTTCGCTATCATCCACTAGTTGCATCATAATTCTTAGATCATGATTATATTTTGATTCCTCAATCATGTCCTTTAAGGATTCTTTTGATACTCTTTCGAACTCGTCTAATACATTATTCATTATTTTTAACAATTTTGTTCTGATTTAATATCAGCATCCGGCCCTCATTGGCGTTTGCATGTTTTAAAACTCCACGGTGCAATAATTGAGATGCAATATATCGATCTCTATCAGTGAGTTCAGATAAATTCAATCGATAATCATATTTTTCAAGAAGTTCATTTTCATTAAATGATAAAAATACTGAAATACCGCCTGCAACCACAATTGATTTCATTTATCTTATCAATCCAGATAGTTTTTCAAGCTTTTCAATATCAAGTTGTTCCTGATCTTTTTTCCATCCAGCTTTACCAGGACTCATAGTTCCTGATGTGCCTCTAGTACTACCTGATGACATCTGATTTACTGACTTGGGTTCAAGATTATGATTGGTAGTGTTGTCCAACTCTGGGTCTGGCTCTGGCTGATCCTCAGGTGTTTTTGCCATTGACTTGACTTCTTGTCTGCCTGGCATCGCATACTCTATCATTTTTGATCTATTAAATTTTTGTTCAATATAAGGAATATCTCGATTGTTGAAAGCATCGTCAAGTTCAAGCAGTTCACCTAAAGATAGTTCAGAGATGACATTAGCTACTTTTTCTGTATCTGTTTCTACACCAAGCCATTTCAATAATTCAACGGCGCGCTCGGCAGTAGTTTTCTTTGGTGCCTTACTGGAACGTTTTTCACGTTTTTTATCATCTGATTTTTCAAATAATCTCATTTATTTAATCTCCTCACCATTTTTGATTGCGGCGAATACTTCTTTGTCATACGAGTTTTTCTAGTCATACGAGTACCTTTTTGTGCTTTGGTTCTACGCAATACCATACGTTTCTTGAGATCAATAGGGCCAGCGCAGCCGGTGGGACTCGCCACTGTTCGGCCTTTTCTAGGGCCTACAGTGCATCTATATTTTTTCTTGATACGTTTGCCAGATCTAGCCCATACCATTTTTGCTTCAATAAAATACATTTTTATATCCCAGTTACTACATATTTAGCACTAATACCAATATGGCTCCCATAAAGGCCATGGCAACCGCGCCCATACCTTTAAGTATCAATGAATATAGACTCTTATACTGCTCTGTGTTTTCATCTCTAGTCAAACGCAATAGTGCCAATAGGCTATCATAATGATTTTCAAGCTTAAATAACTTTTCGTTCAAGTAAATATATCGTTCATTAATTAACACTACATCCTGTTTAATTAATTGAGAATCGATTGAACTATCACGCCTCAGATTACTCAAATCAGTATGGACTTCTCTCTTGAATGAGTTTAAGTCATTAATAACCTCTTCGGTATTTTTTTTGATAACTTCAAGTTCATTTTCATTTATCATTATATTCTCCTTGGCATATCAAGTGCCTTATTCATAATGATATTTATTGATTATTCAGCTTTTTGAAAGTAACGTTTTTATTAATGTCATGACTTTTAAACATATGGCAATCAAATACCATAGTGTTTAGTAAATTTCCATTGAATGCCTGCCCATCAATATCGTTTAATAAACCACCCAATGGGTCATCATGTTCTATCCAAGCAGTTTCTCGTTCAGAATAAAAGTCCATAGACCAAATCTTATGAATTCCAGTAATACTTGATCCAAAGTCATATTTAGCAGTATCCTGATCCAACAAACAAATGACTTGAATATCTAAAGGTTGGGCTCTCAATGAGATAGTCTGAACCAACACATTCAAATTTTGATATTGATTATATTCAATACTTTCATATGGCGAGTGAGGAGCACCAGTATCAGTGATGTCCACTAGGGTGTATAACCTATAATGTTCCATTCAGTTATACTAGACTTTTGCCAAATGCCTTGCCTGCATAATATCCACCCACACCAGCTAGCCCCGCCATTGGCGCCCGCCAGGTTGCAGCAGGTTTGGAATCAATACTCTCAAAATTTTCCAATGTTTGTATCAACAAGTATAGTTCGCTTCTTCTAGCATTCATACGATATTGCCGTTCGATCTTTTTCAACAGCGCCGCTTTGTCAACATCCTGCAACTCTCCCCAAATTTGTGAAGTTCTGCGTATTGCTTTGAGTTCTGGATTATCTATCATGAGTTCTTTTTCAAGTCTCTGAAAATATTGCCGAGCCAATCCAGCTTTAAGAGTATTGGTTGCAGATCGGCGCAAAAACATCAATAACTTATCTGGATCAAAATATAGTCTATCCAATAATACTGCGTCACCTGCATCCTTATTCAGTAGTTCTGTTGGTTTTTCACTCAACAAATGTGAGGCCAGAAACAAGTCAGTAGCATTCTGACGATATGTTTTGAAGTTTGAGTATCTGACAGTTTTTCTGGCATAGTCAATAGCTATGGGGGCAAACTGGTATTCATTATACAATATCCATAATGATATCACATCCAGGAATAGATGATTTGCCACTTTGCGAATATTGGTAGTCTTGAATGAACTCTTGGTTCTATATTGTGAAGCTTCGTTAAGTTGATTAATTAGCGTCAAATTTAATTTATTGTCTAAACTCATCTGGTATTCCTGTCTTTTGTATGAGCTGATTCTGATTGAACGAGCTCATTATATCATATTTACTATTTCTAATATCTACAGTGGCCGCTAGACTTTCAAAGCTATATAGATCACCAATGGAAGCAATACCCAGTTCATGTATTATATCCGCTGGGTCGGTCCATGGGCTGCCGATTATGGTGTCATGCGTGCCACTTAATAATTTACCGTCGTGCCCTATCATTGAGCTTCGTATGACTCTTACGAGTCCAATAGATGGGGATAATTTATAACGTTCTTGGCCTAACTCGCCTTCTTTAAAATTTGTGTGAAGTGCAATTGTGGCCAGCAATATATTTCTGTATGATCCAGGATATTTGCTACGGCCTAGGTCTGGAGCCCAATAATAAAATTTCAACCAATCAATATTTCCTGGCATGAAATCAACTTGAATATATGGCCCCACAGTTGATTCAAGTTCCAGGCTTGATACGTCAAGCTTGGTCATCAATACAGATGACTTTTTGGTTTCAACAAATAATGAATTCTGGGAGTTGGTAGTGATAATACTGTTGAGCTCGTCTGCGGTAACAGCCAGATCTATATCTCCAGAAAATTCTTTTTTGCCTCCACTACCAATCAGTTTATCATGTAGGTCAATACCTAACGCAGAGGCCAAGTAGTCCAATATAGCTGATATGTCGTCCATATGGATAGGAGTAGCATCTTTAAAATTTTTGTCGTTTGTGTGACTCATGAACTTGTTTAATTCCTCTAACAAATTTCTTTTCATCGCCTGTTTTAATACTGTTCATCAACCGCTTCTCTAAATCATCAGCAGTCGTCTTGTCATAAGTTTCTCTAATCAATTGGATTAGGTTACTGGTGGCAGCAATAGCATTGATTGCATTATTTTCAATAATATATGCCTTATCAAATCTTTGACTAATTTCTGATAATTCGTCAATAATTGATTTTGTTTGTTTTGTCATAATGCCACACCCATATTATACATATTTATCAGTTTTTGTTTTTGATAGCGTTTCTAGTGACTAATTCTCGAATTCTTTTTGCACTAGTTTCATTTTCTGCGCCCAAGGAACCAGGAATAGTACCTGTGCTGACTCGATCACTATCACCGGGTTTTGCTTTTAGCCTGTCATATAAATCTTTTGTTTTTTCAGGTTGATTCTCTTCATCCATATCAGTGATACGCATTGACGCCATATCATAACACAAATCTGTTTTCCTGCCAACACCAGAACTGCTACGGGTTTTCATAAATTGTAATTGTATCACGCCTCGCTCTTTCATGGCGTGCGATGCAAGAATACCAATAACATTATCACCAGTGTTAATTTTTGAAATACCACCAGCAATATGATTTGCTCCAAATTCTGGAGCATCAACACCATCACGGTTAATCTGCGACGCAGTTGCAAATAAATATTTGCCATCTCCTGCAAAGTCTCTGAGGTTTTCAGATACCATTTTGTCTTTTGTGAATGCATTATCCAATGCTATTCGTTTATCAACTGGATACATTAAGTCAAGATAGTCTACTAGAACAGCATCAACTAATATATTATTCTGTATTTGATATTCTTTGATATAAGCAGTCAAGTCATGGACATTGATTCCGTTGGGCAATTTTGCAATCTGTAGACTACCTGATTTTTTACCCATCATGATAATTTGCAAGCCAACAGTGTCAATATTTCTGAATAGATCTTTGGTTGAATACCCAGTAATCATACTATCCAAACGCATCGCACATAGTTCTTCACTCAATTCCAACGATATATAAACCACATTGTGGCCCATACTGCACCAGTTGAGTGCTAAATTTTGAAGCATCAAACTTTTACCATGGCCAGATGGCGCTGCAAATATATTGAGTTCACCTCTATTGAATCCACCAAATAGTATATGGTCAACTTCTTTCCAGCCAGTACTCATTTCAGCTCTTGAGTCTTGTTGACGGCGCATCCGCCCAATTGGATCATCCCAGTAATTGATTCCCAACTCTTTTGCTAAGCCAATCGAGACGGCGTCTCGGATAAGCTTTTCAACTGCGCCATATTCCTTTTTTTCAAGTTTCTCGGCGCTGCTCAGTATTGCTAGTTCAATTGCTTTATGTCTGCAAAATTTTTCATACTCGTCAAGAAACCATCGTTTGTGAGTGGTAATCTGGTCCATTGACATTACTTGAAGAACTAATCCAGTCTTTGCTTTGACTTGATCATGGGTTGGCATAGCCCCATACTCATCAACATATTCTTGAACAAATCTGACCATTGGACGTAATGATCGATCATAATATTTTGAATCAGTTATTGCATTTGTTCTAACGTAGAGTTCATGATCTGCCATCATAAACTCCACAAACATTTTCTGCAAGTCGTTAGAATATTCTTCTGACAATCTTAATCCTTACACACTTTTCCTGCTAAAATTTTTGTTTTAAGTGAATTACTTTCAGCAAATTCCAGGATACTGTATATTGTAAACAACCTACCGTATCTCAATACTGCGTCATTAACGTCCACAATATCGTTATCCCATGGTGGGATGCTCACTGACCATCCTTTATCTATGGCAACATCAATTAGTTTTTTTCCTGCATGATTCCTATCAGGCACTACAATAATCTGTTTATTTAAATCTTCAATGATATCAGCTTGTGCATCATTTATTGTATTTGTTCCAACAGCCACTCCGGAGGTATGTAGCGCATCCAGATATCCTTCAGTGACTATTGTGTATTTTTTATCATATGATTTTTGCTCATCCAGGTTGAACACAAAGTTGGGCGGCACACTTATTATATACTTTGGATTGATTTCGTTAAAACTTCGCGCCGCATATCCAACTGTCCTATGTTCATAATGCAGAGGCAATATTATTCTGTTCCTGAATTTCCATTCATGAGAATAATACCATTCACTATGGAAGTCGAGCCCTCTATTAAAAATATACTCTATGGAATTTACTACAGGTTCACTGGCATCCTGGATTTCAAAAAGCTCGGTTGATTGATCTGGCAACGAAATACTAGGCCAGTCTATTATGTATTTGTCAACGTCTTTATTTTCAACTGTTATATTTTGAAAATTTTGTATAATATATCGTTGAATTTGTGATCTATCAGCACCAAATGTCTCTAGCAGAGACTTCATTCGATTTGATATTCTACCGCCAAGTTCCCATTTGGTAGCATATTGGCAATTGAAGCAATGATACCCAAACTTTTCTACACCAAAGTAGAATCCACCGCGCTTTTTTTTGTCTGGTCTGGCTTCCCCATTTTTGATGCACATTGGGCAATTGCCATGGATCCATCCGGTCGAGTTGGCTTTCCAACTAGACGGGACCAATCTGCGGGCAAATGCGGAGAAACTTTCCATACAGAAAGTCTATATGGTCATGGTTACTTTGTCAATATTTCCGTTGTCACGTTTATAAATAAATCTGACCCAATAATAGTTTCCAAAAAAGACAAATCCTTTAGAATCATTCTGTGCAAATAACTCAACTGGATTGGCAATAGTATTGCTGACGCCCACATCACTCAATTCAGGAATATCAAACCAATCAGTTGGTTGTGGGGCGGCCTGGATGGATGCTTGTATTTTGAAGTTGCCAGAAAAGTTAGTGAATTCAACTGCCAATGTATGAATACCGGTAGACATATCAAACATTGCTGAAGCTGGTATATTATGACTCATATATTCATTTGATAATTGAGTCACTAATTTAAATTCAGTTATGACACTTGAGATCACTGCAAATTGGTCTGGGGTGTCTACAATTTCCACCCCATAATCTATCCGTGGAGTGACTCCATTAAATGCGAAAAATGATATGTCGTTATTTGATACCATGATAGTCATACTGTAATAGCCTGGCGGCATTATTCTGGTATCTTCAGGTCTGAGTAATAATCTAGCCATACCTTTCTGATAATTTTCAACTGTCAATTGTTTTCTTAAATAAACAACATTATTCTTTGAAATAGAAGCAAAAATATCTTGGTTGATTATTGGGACTGGTAAATTTTGATTATCTTTGAAATGGAAATCAATTGCTATACCAGCATTTTTAAAAATTTTGAAATTTTCTCTGACATTTGCCCCATAACGATTGGTTACAGATTGTGCCGTGGCACTTTGAGAGTAAATAAAACTTGAGGCGTGTGTTGTATTTTGCATGTAATATTTTTGCCTTATTAAACTATTTATCAATGGAAGAGTCGTAAATCATTAAATGAATCAACAATTAGAACACTATAAAAAGATTTTAGCCAGTTTTCCATTTTTGACTATAACCCGCAACGGTGATCAAGAATATGTTGGCATTATTCAAAACCAGGACGTGGCTGTATCAAGTATGTATTCGTATAACTTGATTAGAACTGCGGGAGAAAAGAATCAATTTTTGAATCTGGGTCATGAATGGTGGTGGGAAACTAATAGAAAAATACCAATCAATATTGTATTGGGTAAACGTTTTGAACTCTTTAGGTATGCGTTAATCAGTTTCTCAAATCGAGACTTTGAAATCTTAATGGGGCCAACCCTATCGCTGCATAATCTATCAGAGAAAAGAGTGAAACGCAAAAGTGTACAGCTTATTAGGAAAGTTACATGAAACTGAATCAGGTAATTTTGGAATACAATAGAAGCAAAACGTTATCAAAATTCGAAACAAAAATTGCAGATAGATTACTGAGTGATCATTCTGTTACTGATTATCCGAGACCAGAAAGTATTTTGGTATTAATAGAGAATGCTGACCCAAGCCCCAATGGCCAATATTCATTATGGATATTGCAAAATTGGCTCCGTGGAAATATACGATACTTGCTGGAAGATTCTGCTAGAGTTAGGGCAGCATTGACTATTCTATTCACAAAGAAAGCAAAAATTGTGAACGCTGGCCACAATGTTGACATCAACAAATATACCTTTAGTGAACTGGAAACATTAACAGATCAGTTTTCTGATACCAAGACTGGCAAAGAAGTTCGCCGGGAAGATGCAGAGCGTGCCCAGAAAGAAAGCGAAATTATGTATGACGGGCCAGAAGGAAAGTTAGTTGTTCCAAAATCAGAGTTTGCTTCATGTTTTTGGGGACGCGGAACCAAATGGTGTACCGCAGCAACTAGCTCTAAAAACTATTTTGAACAATATGCCAATGACGGTAAAATCTATATATGGATTTCCCAGAATGGCACCAAATATCAATTTTGGGTATGCGAAGAATCTGGTGCTTTTCAATATGCTTATTCCAATGATGAATTAATAGATGAAAACACATTTAGCGAGTTGATTGAAATTCGTCCACTCTATATTTTATTAATTGAAAAATTGGAACAAATCATAATTATGGAAGGGTTATACGAAATATTAGAGTATTCAGGTCAAATTTATGGCGGGTGGGATGAAAATTTTGCAAAAAAACTAGCATTAAAACCAAGGTTGACTGACATAACTCCTTCCATAATAGTTGATTATATAGGACACTTCAGTGATAGAAATACTATTAATAGTCCAGAAGCACAGCGGCTAATTGAATTGGTCTATAAACACGATAGCCCAAACTTTCTTGGTGAAAAACCAAATGTGGCTAAACTAGAAAAATTTCTGGCAGGGTTCAGTTCTAAGACTTGAGGTCTAGATTAAATAGATTCGCAGATCAGATTCATATGCACTACCACAGCGAATGCATATGAAAACGCATGTGACTTCTTCCAGTGGTACTCATCACCAGTCTCTGACTGCCATATGCGATCCATGACTGTATCCCAGGGCTTTCCAATCAAATACCTTTTGGCCGGACGTATCATAGCCAAAACCGCTGCCAACTGTTCAATATTTTTGGGCTTCATAATTTTGCAAACCATATGGTGACCACTCAGCTGAAATAGCTCATTACAAAACTCATGATGTTCAAGCAATTCCCATATTGGTTCCTGATTCATTAATCTAGTCAAATGTTCTTCGCTATAGACACCTTGGTAAATGTGTATATTCAGTAAATCAATTTTAAAGAATCCATATTCTTCTGCTTGTTTATAATCAACAGAACAGTCACCATCCCAGGGATTTATAGGCACATCATGAAAGTAGACGCCAGTATTATGCCGACGCCTACCGCCATTCTGTTCCATAGAAGCTGCGACGTGTTTAAATAAATCAAGTATAGCTTCCCGATTGGGAGTGTCTATATCGATATCACCTATTGACTTTTTAATAATTCGTTTATCCAATCAACATCTTTTTTAAATAATTCAGATTTTCTGTGCCAGTAATCAAAATCAATAGTGTCAGATAATCCAACCAACATTTCATCTGGCAGTTTGGCCAAGTATAACTGGGCGTCGTCCATGGAGATTAATATCCATGGAGATATCTTTCCAGTTAATATGTGATGATATATCACATTCAACCCTGCACTGGACCAATATTGATTCCATGAACTCTGATTTTCTTGAGCCCATGTGTCAGACAGTTTAATAAACTTTTCAACAGCACGGTCTGGCGTCTCCATTTTTGATAAGTCTTGTCGACTTATAGTCAATGTATTGTCCAGACACCATTTGCTAATTGGTACTTTGTGATCCATCAACCAGCTCAAATAGTACTCCCAATCATTGAGACGAACAGCAATAATAAACTTGGCAAATTTTACAAACGGCACAAAATTTTTGGACGATGCAAACTTTATGTAATCTATGGTTGTATTGCGGGCCATAGCTCGCATATACCAGATCCTATAAGCCTCATATCCAATTATGTTTTCTTTGAGATCCTTGTCGAGAATCCTGCGTTGTTTTTCGCAAATATGAGTGATAAGAGTGCTTTCCCGCGCGAACTCTTTGAGGCAGTATTGACAAACAAATTTTTCACTTTTTAAAGATTTTTTTGATTTCGGCATCCTGTAATCCGCACTTTTCTGCTAATTGTTTCAATTCTTCATCAGTATTCAATTCAATAAACATGTCAATATCATCTGATGAATAGCTGGGATATATGGTGCTAATCCATTCCTTGATTTTGCCGTATTTTTCAGACCGGCTTGGTGGGATCCATGTGTATCTCAATCTTGCATGAAAGCCATGCCGTTGCATTAACCTGAACTGTAACTCAGGATGTTTGCTCAATGCATTGAAATCCACATTTATTTCATCATTCATTGGGACTAGTCTGAGATACAAGATGTCAGAAGTCACCTGAGGATTGCTAGCCCAGCGCATTATTTGCCACAACGAAAGAGACTTTTTTTCATCTTTTGATAGACTGGAATACCAATTGAAATCTGCAGAATCTATCTTGGATAAGATAGTGAAAATCGATACTTCGTCTGGCTTGGCTGGTTTAGCTGGTTTAGCTGGTTTAGCTGGCTTGGTTGGTTTAGTGGTCTTGCTTACCATAGTTCACTTGCATCCAATATTTCCGGAACCTTGTTTGTGTCTTTAATGAAATAACAACATCTTGGGTTGTCTTTATTTTCTATAGGTATCGCTAAAAAATTAGCTTGTCGTAATTTTGGAGTATACCACTTGACTTCATTGTATATGTTTTCGATCCTGACTTCAAGAAATTCTGGGATAAATCCTGTCAGTGGATTGAACACAAATGCTTTGAAGCCTCGATCGTTTATTGAAGTAAGGGGAATAATTTCTGGCTCACCAGCTTCAGGTTCACAAATAATAATGCTCCAGTCTATAGGAAGCTTGACCTGATATTTTCCGATTCGCAATAATGCTGCCGGAGAGGTGAATATATCTAAAAATATTAGTGGTTGAAACAGATAATCTATATTGCTTTTGTTGCTGTAATCAAGTACGGCATAGCGTATGTCATCTATTTCTTCGGGAACAAAGTCCAAGTCGTAAACTTGGTTATCAACAGTTAAAATTTTCATGAGTGTATTATCCTTTTCTTTCTAAATATACAGTATTTGTATATAGAAGTCAAGAACTCAGTGTTTGGTATATTGTGATATAATTTCTTTGATTGTGTCCATGTAACTGTTTATAGCTTTCTGTCGTTCCTTTGGATCTGCAATATTATTGATTTTTCTGGTGTTTTCCATCGAGTTCATGTGATTATAAACTTGCCCTATTTGTTTGTTCAAAAGGTTTCTTATTCCCGCCTTATCAGAAGCCCATGTTGACAAGTATCGTAATCCACCAAGATTGTACAAATATTCTGGACCAGAGTGTTTGTCTAATGTTTGGGCATACATTGATATTATTTTATTGGCATATTTTTGAAGAAGTGGTTTTTTACTGGCGGGCAGAAAGCCTCGCTCGGCAATTATAAAGATACCAGGGGCGTATTTTACAGTTACTTGTTGGTATTCAAATACTCCGCGAGAGAACCTATATGGTTCTTCTATTGTCACGGAGATCATATCGTCAATTGAAGAATTGGCTTTGAGGAAAGATATTGTGATCTCATAAATTTTTTCCTTGAATTGTTCAGACGCCTTGATTTCATCACTATAATGATGTAACACATAATCGTAAAAATTTTTATATAGTTCATTGCTTTGCTTTTGTTGTTTTGATTCCAAGTATTTGGTTAACACTGTTTCAAGGGATTCATCACCGTCAGCTATCATATCACTAAATCGTTTGACTTGCTCAATGATTTGTACTTGATAGGTACCTGGCTGTAGTATTATCTCATCCTCTTTGGAGAAATTACTTTTGTTCACGTCAATAGAATCATCTGGGGTGGCAGTTGTTTGAATTATTACACCTCTATAGCCAATGATCCGTTCCTTAGATGCACTCATTTTGTCATGCGCTATCATTAGGCTATGGTTTAAATAGTAGGTTGGGCGAGTGACAGCAAATTGATTTGCTGTACCCTTTGACCTAGTCCAAGATGATATTGATGCTATCTTGATCTGATTGTTATTTTGTTTCAATTCGTCAACAAACGAATTCCAATCTTCAATTGTATCAAAATTCATGCCCCTATATACTGGCCTTTCGGTATCCAATGGATATCTTTTTTTGAGTGCTTTGATTATTTCTTTTGATGGCCATCTATTCAAATTTTGCAGTGTGTATAAGGCCAGCCATCTATTAGGAACATCTTCGTTCTTATATGAGTCATCAATTTCAGTTATAATCATTGGCAATCTTTCACAAGAGTAAATACAGTATTATATTTATGCAGGAACACCTATGCAAATTAATCAGATACTACTTGAATACACACGCGCTGTGACAGTTAAGAATTATGCGCAGAGGATTCTCAACAGAATACCTGGTGATCACTCAGCAGTCGACTTTTTAAAATCATATATGACTAATCTCAAACTCAAAGATCTGACAGATGAGCAAAGAGTAGAATTCATTATAATACATATTGAAGAGTATGGTGATACCAGCTTTCTCGTGCCGTTACATTATTATGCTCGTGATATCATTAAGGGCCATGGCCAGAGGTAGAAGAATTACTTAGCCAAGACGTAATATCAGCATTCTATTATGCTCTAGAAGTCGTCGACGGGCCATGGCCTAAGGGTGAGCCAGTAATAGCAACCTCAGAAGAGTTTTCCAAAAGATATTTCAAAGAATTTGGGGTAAAATTATGAGAATACATCAGATACTACTTGAATATAATAGACAGATAACAATCAATAGATTAGGGGATAAGATATTTCAAAAATATCATGAAGATCAAACATTAATTCAACAAACACAAAAACTAGATAATAAAGAAGAAATCATTGATTTCATTGTTCGTGTTTTTGAAATAAACTTTGACCCTACTCCAAATAAAATGTATGTCCAATGGATTATTCGTGAATGGCTCAAGACAAGTTTCAGAGCTGAAGACTCGCATAGAGTGAAAGAAGTAATAGCCTGGTTCAATGATAACAAAGTATTACTCAAGAACAATAACATATCGATTGATATCAATAAACATTCATTTCATCAACTCCAAGATATCACTGATAAATTTATTGGCCAAGAGGCGCCATTATCTGGCAAGCATCTCAAACGGCAACTGTCAAGTCAAATTAGAGAAGAAAGTGAAATATTATATGATGGGCCTGAAGGCCTATTGGTATCACCCAGGACTGAGGCTGCATCATGCTTTTGGGGTAAAGGTACCAAGTGGTGTACTGCGGCCACCACCTCTACAAATTATTTCGATCGATATAATAAAATGAGTCCACTATACATCTGGATTAATAGCAAAGACGAAAAATATCAATTTCAATTTGGTAGATCACCACAGTTTAATGATAGTCGTGATATGGCTATTTCCAAAGAACTAATTGAAGAATTCAG